GCGGTGCGTCATGCCAGCCGGCGTGAGGCGCCTGTGGTTGACAACCGCCTGTCCATCCAGAACGCCACCCTGTCCACATACGGCCAGGAAGGCGTTGGCGCGGATGGCGGCTGGGCTGTGCCGCCGGAGTTCCGTGCTGCCATTATGGAAAAGGTGCAGGGGCCGGACAGCCTATTGTCTCGCTGCGATGTGCAGGTCACCAGCAGCAATAACATGTCGTTCCCGGTTGACGAAACGACTGCGTGGCAGTCCACTGGTGGCATCCAGGCATACTGGGAAGGCGAGGCTGCGGCGATGACGCAGAGCAAGCCGGCCCTGCAGGACCGCAACTTGCGTCTGCACAAACTGACAGCCCTCGTCCCAGTGACAGAGGAACTGCTGGCTGATGTGCCCTCGATGGACGCCTATTTGCGCAGCAAGGCGCCTCAAAAAATCGACTACAAGGTGTCGAACGCTATTTATGACGGCACTGGCGTTGGTCAGCCTCTGGGCGTTCTTAACGCTAACTGCACCGTAACGGTATCCAAGGAAACCAGCCAGCCGGCGGATACGTTCCTGTCCGAGAACATCTTCAAAATGTGGTCGCGGATGTATGCGCCATGCCGCCGCAACGCGGTGTGGCTCATCAATCAGGATGCTGAGCCGCAGCTTTACAACCTGCAAATCCACGCGAAGAATGTGGCCCAGGCCGAGAACGTATCTGGCATCCCAGTCTACGTGCCGCCCGGCGGCATCAACGGGGCGCCGTATGGCACTCTGATGGGGCGCCCGGTCATCGCACATGAAGTGTGCAAAACGATCGGCGACAAGGGTGACATCATGCTTGCTGATTTCAGCAAGTATTTGGCTGTTATCAAGGCTGGCGGCATCCGCACAGACTCCAGCATCCACCTGTTTTTTGACCAGGACGTGACCGCGTTCCGGTTCATCTTCCGGGTGGCTGGTCAGCCGTGGTGGGAAAGTGCCATCAGCCGCGCGAACGGCACCAACACCCTGTCCAGCTTTGTCGTGCTCGAAGCGCGATAATAGCTAGTCCCCAGGCATAGTGAGCCGGGCGACTGGCTCACGTTCCAAATCAGGAATTAGACCATGAACAAGCACATCTGCGACAAGATGCAGATACAGCCGGCCGTCATCCCGGTGAACCTGGCGACCGCCGCGAACAACGGTGACTGGTTCAACATGAAAAACTATGGCCGTGTGGCCGTTGTCGTGTTGATCGGTGTCGGCGCCGCATCCCAGGACCCAACCCTCACTCTCGTGCAAGCGACCAGTGATGGTGGCAGCAGCAAAGCTGTGAATTTCACCGAAATCCGCGTGAAGCAGGCATCTGCACTGACCAGTGTGGGGACGTTCACGACCGTGACCCAGGCCGCCGGTAACACCTACACAGAGGCGACTTCCGGTGAAAAGCAGAAGCTGTGGGTGGTCGATATCAAGGCCGAGGACATGGACGTGGACAACGGCTATGACTGGCTACAGGCGTCCATCGCCGACACCGGCTCGACCAGTCAAATCGGGACAATCCTGTATATCGGCCACGAGCCACGTTACGGGACTGACCCGCTTCCGACTGCCATAGCGTAAGAGGGCTGACATGCGCGCCTATCGCTTCACCCAGACCGTCACATATCAGTCCGGCGACATGCCGTTCCCTGTCTACAGGGAGGGCTGTGTCTACATGCTGGACGATGACTTTGGCGCGCGCTGGGTGCGGCGACAGGTGGCGGCCTTATACGACGGACCAGACCAGCCTGTGCCTGACCCACGCCTTCCCCCGCTGCCGGCGCCGGTGGTAAGGGAGGCAGCGCCAACCGTGCAAGCGGTGGGGACGGCCCAGGTTGAGGCGCCGGCACCGGCGCGGGATGAGGGCGCGGTTGGCGTTGTGGAGCAGTCGGCGGCCACGCCTGCTGTTCCTGTCCCAGCCGCGCCAGCCTCTCCTGCACCTGCGCCAGCAGTCAAGCTGCCCGCGTCCCAGGCGCCTGCCTACGGGCAGCGCAGGCGGTAGCCATGAATGGGTTCCACGGCGGATACACAGTCCGCGCTCTAATGACCCAGGCCAACGATCAGTGGCACTTTCTCGCCAACGGCATCCGGGTGCACCGGACGGCACTGGTAGGGTTCCAGCCCATCAAATCCGCAGCGATTGCCCGGCAGCCTGGCGAGCAGGTGCCGCCGGTGATTGGCGCAAACGTGACCATTGGCCCATATGCCATCGTGTATGCCGGGGCTGAAATCGGCGATGACACATTCATCGGGCCCCTGACGCAAATCCGCGAGGGGGTGCGCATCGGCAAGCGGTGCGTGGTGGGGTTCAACGTCGAGATTGCTTACGACACAGTGATAGGCGACGACGTGCATATTGTCGGCAGCGCGCACATCACCGGCAAGGCGCGCATCGGCAACCGCGTTTTTGTCGGTCAACATTCGATGATGGCGAATGAAAAACATCCAGGCGAATACGTATGGCGCGGCGACGAGCAGGGCCCGACGATTGGTGATGATGTTACGATCGGCGCGGGGTGCTACATACAGGCCGGCATTACGATCGGCGCCGGTGCCACGGTTGCAGCTATGGCCGTCGCGACAAAGGATGTGCCACCGGGCGTAACCGTGAAAGGCAACCCAGCGCGGTGATTACGGTCGATGTGCGCGGCTATGACACCACGGTGGTGGCATTCAGTGGATTGGCGCCGCGCAACCACCTGTTCGAGTGGACACGCAGCCTGGCAGAAATACCGGCAAACTTTGTGGGCGTGCGTGACCCGCACAATGCCTGGTATCAGATAGACACAGCGGCAATCGCCCAGCAGGTAGCGGCGGCGATACGCATCATCGGCGGCAGGCGCACGGTCTGCATCGGCGGCTCTGCCGGCGGGTTCGCGGCTATCATGTTCGGCCGCATGCTGCGCGCTCACATGACTCTGGCATTCTCGCCTCAGTCGGCGTGCGGTGCGGCCAAGCGGTCGCTGGGCGATATGCGGTGGGATGAGTGGTGCATGCACACGCCGTCGTGCGACCTCGCTGGCCACTGGGACAACGCAATTGTCCATTACGCTGCTGATGACCGCTGGGACGCCATACATGCGGGGCGCCTGATGGCTGACCTGCGCGAGTGGCCCACCGGCGGGCATGACGTGGCGCGGATGCTGAAAGAGCAGGGCGCGCTGCACACGGCGCTCATGGAAGCGGTGGCTGCATGATCGTCACCAGTTTTTACGCCTACCGTTACGACCAGTGGGGCTGCGACTATCCGGCACTGATGCGGCTGCTGGCGGCATCCTGCGCGCGGTTCGGACTGCGCCATGTGGCGATAGGTGACAAGCCACTCGACGGGCTTGAGACGTTCCTGTGCGACCTGCCTGACAACCTAATGCTGGCCATTCTGGATGGGCAACGCCAATTCCTGGCGGCGCATCCTGGCCCAGCCCTGATGGTGGGGGCTGATTGCCTGATAACTCGTGACCCGCGGCCAGTCCTGGCTGGTGATATGACCGTCACCATTGGACCATTCGGCGACTGCGAGATGAACACCGGCGCCATCTGGTGCGCCGATGGCCCGCGCTGTGCGCCAGTGTGGCAGGCTGCGATTGACAGTGGGCCCACTGACTGGGGCGAGGATCAGACAAGCCTGTATGCCGCTGTGCGGGTGTCAGGGCTGGATGTGCAGCGGGTGCGCTGTGAGGATCACAACTGGGCGCCCGACTACTTGGCCCACCCGGCTGGCATGCCGACAGTGGTCCATTTCAGGGGCACACGTAAAGCCTGGATGGCCGAGTGGGCCCGTATGCACATGGGGCTGACGATATGATGCCAGGAGACGAATACGCCGAACCTGGGCTGATATGGTCCGGCAAAACGGTGTTCTGCTTGGCGAGCGGTGATAGCCTGCGCCGGCTGACCGAAAGCGAGTGGCACGGCATCATCGCCAAGCAATGGACGGGCAGTATCGTGCTGTCCATCAATTCGTCCATTAAAACGGCTCGCGCTGCCGGGTGTGAACCGAACGCCATCCTGTTCTCTGACCTCAATTGGTATGAGGACAATGAGGCTCTGATTAAGGCGTTCCCTGGCCCGCGGTTCACGTTCAGCCGTCGCGCCAAAGTAGCGTTCCCCGACCTCTGGCGCATCGACAACACCACGCGCCCCGACTTTGCTGTGGGCGCCGGTCCAATCAAGGATGGCCGGTCCAGCGGCAATCGAGCCATAAGCGTGGCTGTCAAACTTGGCGCGCGCCGGGTGATCTTGCTGGGTTACGATATGCGCATCGACCCTGTGAGCGGGCGCAGTCACTGCCACAATGACTACCACAACACTGAGGCGGCGAAGGTTTACGCACAGGAGTTCATCCCTTCGTTCAATGGCTGGGACGCCGCGGCGCGGGATGCGGGTGTGGAAATCTGGAATGCGACCGATGGCACCGCGCTAGATGAGTTCGCGAAAGTCGGTCTGAATGAGGTGCTAACATGGCGACCATAAATGCGCGCGTGGTGCGCACCGATAAGTCGGGCACGATTGCCAGTGGTGGCGTGGCGCAGACGCTTGCCGCGGCGCGCACGGACCGGCAGGGCTTCTGGCTGCAGAACCAGTCTAACGCCGACTTGTGGGTTAATGAGATCGGCAGCACCGCTGCGGCGACACAGCCGGCCATCCGTATCCCTGCAGGGGCATATTGGATCATGGAAGACACGGGCGTGACGGTTGCCGCCATTTCGATCTTCGGCGCGACAACCGGCCAAGCATTCGCCGCGAGGGAGTGGTGAAATGCCCATTAACTATGCTGCGATCCCACCGCATCCTGGCATCCGGTCGTCGCCGACCAGTTACTATCTGCCAGCGACCAAGACTGCTGGCACCGGCACAGGCGCGCTGACAGGGGACCGCATCTATTACCTGCCATTCCTACTGCCTGGGGTCACCGTTGACCGTATCGGTATCGAGACCACAACAGGAGCAGGGAACGCCAGACTAGGCATCTACACCAACGTCGGCGGGCTGCCGACCAACCTATTAGTAGACGGCGGGCAACTGGACATCAGCAGCAACGCCGTGTTGGAAAGCACCATTGCCGCACTGACACTGCCTGACGAGTGGGTGTGGGTTTGTGCTGCGGTGTCCAGCACGCCGACAGTTCGGACAGCCACCGCGACAGGCAGCGGGATCATCGGCACGTCCAGCCCGTCAAGTTCAAGCACGGGATTAATCGCAAACCACACATTCGGCGCACTGACAGCCAGCGCCCCAGTCGCCAGCCTCGCTCTATTGGCTGGCGTCCCATGCCTGTGGTTGCGCAAGTCCTAACGCGAGGAACTAACACATGGCGAACGCGGTTTATCCGAAATACAAGGATGCAATCTATACCGGCGCCGCGAACTCGGCCATCAACGGCAGCGGCACAACCGGCCTGTATGTCGCGCTTGTGGACACCGGAACTTATACCTACAGCGCCGCGCACGAGTTCTATTCCGACCTGTCCGGCATCGTCGGCACTCCACAGGAAATCGGCACGCCGACACTGGTCAATGGCACGCTCGATGGTGGCGATGTCACGTTCAGTGCGGTTACAGGGAACAGCGTAGAGGCACTGGTGATCTATCGTCGGAATGCCGGCGCCAACACCACGTGGCGGTTGGTGGCCTACATCGACACCGGCGTTACTGGTCTGCCTGTCACCCCGAACGGCGGCGACATCGGCGTCACCTGGAACGCATCCGGCATCGTGACGTTCTGAGCGGCCACGTTATGCGAATGAGGTATTGGCTACTGTAATCCTTACGTCCACCGGCACGGGCACATGGCCGGTCCCATCAGATTGTTCCGTAGGCACAACGCTTTACGTCGAACTCTGGGGGGGAGGTTCAGGCGGCGGCCGGCGGTTCTCGACGACGTTTGGTGCTGGTGGCGCTGGTGGTGGTTATTCAGCCGGTGAATACGTCGTCACATCAGGCGACAAATCGAGCGGCATAGCCTACTCGATCGGCACAGGCGGGAATGGACAGACAGCAGCATCGGGCGGCAATGGTGCCGCCGGTGGGGACACGTGGTGGAAAACCAACGTCACCCTGTTGGCGAAAGGGGCATCTGCAACCAACGGCACTACAGGCGCCACAGGCGGGCAGGCATCGGCCGGTGTCGGAACCGTCAGGTTCAATGGCGGCAATGGCGCGACCCGTGCGCAGGGTGGAAGCGCGGGGGGTGCGGCAGGGCAGCACGGCGCCGGCGTATCATCCACCGGCACAACCGGAGGCGCTGGCGACAATGGGCAGGGTGGGGCTGGCGGCTCAACGCAGGGACAGGCCGGCACAGCCAACGTAGAGGGCGGCGGCGGTGGGGCCCGCAACAGCAACAATTCCGGCACAGGTGGTGCTGGTGGTGCGCCAGGTGGCGGCGGCGGCGCTGCAACCGCGACATCCCCAGGCAACGGCGGCAATGGCGCCCGCGGGCAAATCCGCATCACCTACACGCCGGCCAGCAATGTCTCACTCACCCCATTACTGCACAGCGATGGGGACACGTTCTATGGCCCAGCCGTTACCGCCCAGGCGGCCAGCCAGTCGCTCGCGCCGGCCAGGCACTCAGACGGTGACACGTTTCCTGGCCCCACTGTCACCAGGGGGCGGGTCACACTCACACCGGGCCTGACGGCGCCCGCGCAGGCGTTCCACGCTGCCACGGTCACCAGGGGGGCGATAACACTCAGCCCAGCGCGGTATGTGGCCGCGCAGGCATTCCCTGTGGCGACTGTCACCCGCGGCGCTGTGGGGCTCGCCCCGATCAGGGTGATGGATGCCGACGCATTCCCGGCACCATCGGTCACCAGGGGCGCCATCGCGCTGTCGCCGGCTAGGCTGGTCGATGCCGACACGTTCCACCTGCCGGCCGTATCTGCAGCGGGATCGAGTCTCACGCCGCCGACGCTGGGCAATAGCCAGTCTTTCCATAGCGCGGTCATCGTCCGCGGCGGGCGTGCGCTCACAGCGGCTATTTACGAGACCAGCCAGTCGTTCCACGCCCCGGCGGTTACTCGCTCTAAGATACTGCTTACGCCGGCCAAGGCGGTGGACGTGGATGTGTTCCACGTCCCGGCGGTCACGAAAGGCGCTGGCCATCTCATCGCGCCCATGTTTGTGGATGCTGATGGGTTCTACGCTGCCACGGTATCGCCCGGCGCCGTCACCCTATCGCCGCCGCGGCTGCTCGACGCGGACACGATCCACGCGCCCCAGGTCGGCCGTGTGCCTCTGGTGTTGCGGCCGCCCATCCTGGCGGCGCAAGCGCAGTTCCCTGGCGCATCTGTGGTGCGCGGCGCGGTCGTGCTGCTGCCCACGGCATTTACAGATGCCGATGCGTTCCACATGCCTGGGGTGGCCCAGGACAAGGCCATAATTCGGCCGGTTCGGCTGGTCCAATATACTGCCTTCCACGCCCCGCGGCTGACACAGGCGGGCATGCCGACAGTGCGCATGCCGGTGTCAGTGCAGCGGAACGCCGACCGGGCCCATAGCAGGCCAGCAGCCGAACGACAGGCCAGCCCACCTGCCATCCACGCCATGCTGCCAAGGCAGCAAGCCGCACCGGCTGCCAGCCGGCGCCCGACACGTCCACCGAGGCCACGATGAACAGCATTCTGACAGTGACATCGGCGGCCAGCACCTACGACCTGACATCCCTGACCACCGTCAAGGAAGAACTGTCAGTCACGGATGGTGCCGACGACGCCATGCTGCGCCGCTGGATCACTGAGGAATCGGCACGCGTCGCCAGCCACTGCCGGCGGGTGTTCGCGCTGGAAACTGTCCGCGAGGTGATCCGGTTCGAGCCCTATGACGACCGGGACTGCGTGCCGCTTTCGCGCAGTCCAGTGGCGTCGCTGACCTCTGTCACCGAGGATGACGATACCGCGCTCACCACGTCCTATTATGAGGCTGACCTGGGTGCTGGGCTGCTGTATCGCCTGGACGGCAGCAGCAATCGCGAGTGGTGGATGTGCAGCCGCCTGACGGTGGTTTACCGCGCTGGATACACGCTTCTGACAGGCCTGCCGCGCGAGATCGAGAAGGCCACCATACGGCTTATCCAGCATCGCTACTACGCCCGCGGTCGAGACCCATACTTGCGCGCGCAGAGGGTCCGGAACGTGCTTGAGCAACAGTTCTGGGTGCCAAGCGCAAATGAAAGCGCCCTGCCGCCTGACGTGCGGGACATGCTGGCGACATTCGTGGAGCACACGCCGTGAACACCCCTGGCGCATACTCGCTGACATATAACGACACTGGCGATTTCGCCATCACCACTGCCGGCACCTATGTCGGCGACTGGGTTGATGGGTTCGAGGGTGTGCTGGGCCTAAATGTTCAGTTGTCGATGTCATATGGCAGCGGCGGCACCACAGCAAAAATCTACCTGCAGACTTCAATCGACGAAGGCACAACCGCCATCGACATTGCATGCGTGGCCTGCACGACGAGCAGTGTGACGAAGCTTTACAATCTCAGCGGATTGACGCCGAAAACCACCGCTTTGACGCCCTCTGACGGTTCTTTGACGGATGACACCGCGGTCGATGGCGTCCTGGGCGATCGGTTCCGGATCAAGGTGGTTGTCGTCGGCACCTATGCAAACACCGTGGTGTCCGGCCGCGTGGTGGCCAGATGAGCGCATTCGGCCGCGCCACTGAGGCTGCCGTGCGGTCCTACATCTATCAGGTAGGTGAGTCGGCCACGCTGCGCCGCCTGACCGGGACGCAGCAGATACCGATGTCGGTGGAACTGCGCGCGGTCATTGGCGGCGCCGCTGAGCAGCAGATGGCAGGATCGGCCATGCAGATGGACCGGCAGGTGATCATCTCGAACCACGAGATCGCAGCCAAACGGTGGCCGGGCCCGCCGCGTAGGGGTGACCGTCTGATAGCGGGTCGCCGCTCATACACGGTCGAGGACGTGGACACGATCGTGGTGGATGACGTGACAGTCCAGCACGAACTTAGGGTGCGGGGCGGGCCATCTGGCAATGGCGTCGTTTGAGCAGGTAATTGCGCTTCAACTCAAAAAATGGGGCCCAGAGGAAGCGCGGCGCATCCACATCGCTGTGGCACGGAAAACCCTGCGCGAGTTTATGGCACGGCAGGGCGCAAAGCCACAGGTCCTAATCGAAACGGACGGCCACCCGACCGGCACCGAGGACGCGGTGCAGCCGTATGGCATAATCATCTACCACCTCAGCCGGTTGCGAGAAATTGCATCATTCGCGATACGCACGGCAGAGGAATTGTCGCCCGTTCTCAGCGGCAGATACAAATCGTCCTGGTTCCTGATGACCACCGGCAATGTGCCCATAGGGTTCGATGAGGTGGACGCATACGACGCAGTGATACTGGTGAACGACCAGCCGTATCACCGCAAAATCCACGTTGGCGCCAAGGGGTTCGAGAAATATGCCACCCCATCGGGCATCGTGGAAAAGGTCCGGCAGAAGGTGCGTCAGCGGTATGGCGCGCGTGGAGTTAGGACACACATCAGTTTCCTGGCGCTGAACAACGTCAGTGTTCGCAGCCGCATGCGCCGCGGCCCCGCGCGGGTAAACCTGACCTATCCGGCGCTTGTCATGTCTCTGAGGTAGCGATGCTGTGGTCTGCTGCAGAGGCGGCAATCGAGGCTCATATCCGCACACAGTGGGCTGCATCGGCCTATGCCTCTGTGCCGCTGATCTTTGAGAACGAGACGCCACCCGACACATATGACCGCTTTGTCTACGTGACCGTCGAGGGCGTGTATGCCGAGAAAACGATCTATGGCGGCACGGGCAAGCGATCGGCACAAGAGGCGGGGCTGGTATTCTTTCATGCCTTCGTGCCGCTGGGCTCTGGCAAAGCCGGAGCGACCGGAATGGTGGATGCGATGACATCTGCCCTGGAACTGCAGACGATATCGAGTGAGATCAAGATGGACGGCGGCAACCCGCCATCTCCCGCAGAACCTGGGGACGTGAATGTCCCAGGCGAACAACCACGAGGCAGCTACTACCGCGTCAGCGGCAGCGTGCCGTTTGTGGTGCTCAGCACCCGCTAGACCAAGGGAACTAACATGGCTGTTAATGGCACGCTTGGCAGCAAGCTGTTCATCACAGATGCTGCAATTGCTTCCACCATCGACTCTGAGGCTGAGTTCTCCGCCCAGTCCTGGACTGAGGTGGGGCTGGTCGAGAGTTTCGGCGACTTCGGCCGCCAGTTCGAGATGGCAAACTTTGTCGCTGTGGCCGATGGCCGCACATACAAGTTCAAGGCCTCCTACAACGAGGGCGCCTTTGACTTCGCGCTAGGGCAGGACCTGAGCGACAGCGGCCAAGCTATCATGAAAACGGCCGCCGAACTTACTGACCAGAGTAACTATGGGTTCCGCATCGAGTTCAACGATGCGCCCAGTACGGTTGGCGGCCCCACCACCGTGTTTTTCCGCGGCCTCGCCATGTCGTTCCGCACCTCGATGGGCGCGGTAAACAGCATTGTGAAGGCAAACGCGCGGGTCGAGGTCAACAGCCCCATCATCACAGTGGACCCCGCGGAACTCTATGACCGCTTCGTCACCGGCGGCAGCCTGACGCACTGGGAACTGTTCAACGGCTCCGACGCCCAGGCCGCTGACCCTGTTATCAGCAGCAATACCCTGGTCATGGTGTCTGGTGACGCCGGGACTGGGTTCGCCGCAGACGGCTCGCAGGCGATCGGCGATACTGGCTATGCGCTGGGCAGCGGGGCGCTGACGTTCGAGTGTCGAGTGAAACTGTCGGCCATAACCAATGTGGCGGCATTCTTTGGGTTCACCGACCAAAAGGCGGCGCTGGAAATCCCCATAGAGTCCGCCGCATCGGCCGACACCCTAACATCGAACGCCACTGACGGCTGTGGGTTCATGTTCGATACAGCGATGTCCACTGACAACATCTGGTTCGTTGGCGTGGACACGAACAGCGACGCGACCGCGCAGAACAGCGCACTGGCATTTGTCGCTGACACATACCGCACCCTGCGCATGGTGGTGACAGCCGCTGGCGCGGCCACGTTCTACATAGACGGCACTCTCGTCGGCACCAGCATGGCCGATGCGACCGCGGCCACGACACTTTATCCGACGCTTTGCGTAAGTTCCCGCACCACGGCCACACGCACCGCTACCGTGGATTATTGCTACGTCCGCCAGGCGTAACCCACCACCCCGCGCATAGGACACACTGAACATGGCTGCCACCGGCACGCTTGGCGCACGGCTCTACACCAGCGCCACCCCGCTCACCAACCTGACCACATCCTGCGACGCCATTGGCGATTTCCAGGGGCTGACCATCGCCACCGAACTGGGGCTTATCGAGAACCTTGGCGACTTCGGCAAGCAATTCGAGATGGTCAATTTCGTCGCCGTCTCTGATGGTCGCACATACAAATTCAAAGGCGCATACAATGAGGGCGCCATGGACCTGATGGTTGCGCAGGACCTGAGCGACAGCGGCCAGGCCGCGCTGCTGAGTTACGGGTCTGCCCTCGATCAGAACACCTACCCGTTCAAGATCACGATTGTTGGTGCCGACGCATCATACGACACCATCTATTTCGGGGCGAAAGTGATGTCGTTCCGCACCAGCATGGGCGCGGTGAACAGCATCATCAAAGCCAGCATCCGCCTGGAAATCAACACGCCTACATTCATCGGCGCATCGTAAGCGCCCACGGCAAGCCTGCGCAGGCTGGCGGCGGCATTCTGTCGGGGGTGCCGCCGCCTACTCCCGACACCCCGACACCCCCCTATAGGACACCCCGACATGTCCAAACTCACAGACGGCGAGGTCGCCATAACGCTGAACGGGCAGGATCGTTTCCTGCGCCCTACGCTCAAGGCGATGACGAATATAAACCGGCACTTTAAGGGCATCGCAAACGCTCGCACGGCTATTGTGGACGCCGACTTTGAGGGCATCTGCGTCCTGCTGCGGTTCGGGCTCGACCTCTCAGACAAAGAGGCTGCCGCGCTGCCGGAGCGTGTGTATCGGCACGGTCTGACAAATGACCTGCTGCTGCCGCTGGTGACCTATGTGGCGGTGCTCATGAACGGCGGCCGCCCATTGCCAGAGGATGACGGCGCCCCACCCAAGGGCGGCGACAGCGACCAGGGAAACGAGTGACGCTCGACCAACTGGTCGAGCAGTTATACGAACTGGCCACCGGCTGGCTGGGGTGGTCTGACAAACAGGCGATGACCACCAACGTCTGCCGGATGGAATTGGCTCTAAAAGGGAAAATCGACTTCCTCAAGAAAACAAACCCATGGGGCGGCGCTGAGGAAGAAGAAAAAGAGCCGCCACCAGCCAACCCGGCTGAGGCGGCGGCCAAACTGCTTGAGTTCTTCAAGCGGCAGCAGGCGCACACCATGCGCCACGGCAGGAAGAAATGACTACTGCGGGAACCCCTTGGCCCGCATGCACATGCCAAACAGGTGGTTGCTCATAGCCGCCTGATACAGCCAGCCCCCCTGATAGCTGGCGGGGCTGGCCGCCACCTCATACTGGCACTGAGCCTGAGCTTGGTCGGCGCTGCCGTGCAGCCGGCGGGTGGCGGCTATTTCCTGCTCGACCCGCGCTGCCTCGATTTGGTTCTGCGCCAGAATGGCGTCTAGTTCGGCGTCTCTGATGTGCTTTTCCTGCGCTTTCCGCGCCTCCCATGCCTCATCGCTCATGGTCCGATACTCGACCACAGGCGGCGCTGGGCGGCTATCGGGTGCGGAACAGGCGCTCATCAGGCTGGCTGCCACAGCGGCCGTAGCCAACCCCATCCGTATCTGAATTGTCATGAGCGCGGAGCATAAGCGCATTTCGCGCTGGCTTTGCAATCACATCGTTGTGGACCCCCGGCATGTCAGGCTCAAACGAGACAGCCGTCACAAGGCTGGTGATAGACGCGACCGGGGCAAAGCGCGGCGCGGATGAGTTCCGCGAGGCGGCAGCCAGGGTTGTCTCGGCCAATAAAATGGTGGGCGATGAGGCTGAGACGGCCACCCGGCGCCTGTCATCGGCATTCGCCCGGCAGAATCGCGAACTAGAGTCGGCCGCCCGTAAATACGATCCGCTGGGGCAGGCCGCGCGTGAGACTGCCCGAGAATTAGAGCGATTCCAGGCGATTGCAGCCCGTGGCGGCCCGAACGCTGAGCGCGCGGCGACCCTGGCGACACAGGCGCAGCGGCGTCTGATCGAGATACAGGGCGAACTGCACCAGTCGAACCAGCGGCTGGCGACCAGCACGGCTGGCGCATCCAGCATGATGCGTCAACTGGGCATCCAGTCGTTCGACGTATTCAGCCAGTTGTCATCCGGTGCGCCTGTGATGACCACGCTGGTGCAGCAAGGCAGCCAGGTCGCCCAGATGGCGGCCGCCCAGGGCGGCGCGCTGCAGGCGCTTGGGCAGACGGCCAGCCGCGTGTTTGGCGCCGTGCTGTCCCCCACGGGCCTCGCCGTGGCCGGGCTGGTGGCGGTGGCTGGCGCGGCGGCGCTTGTCATATCAAAATCCGGACAGATGGAAAGCGAGACCCGTGCAATCGGCGTCTCGCTGCGAGCGGTCGGGCGCGACGCAGAGGTGTCGGCCGGCCAGCTACAGACGTTTGTCAAATCACTGTCTCAGGCAGGCGTGGCGCGCGACGAAGCGAGTGCCGTAGTCAGCCAACTGAGTCGCACCACCCTGAGCCAGACCGGCATCGGCACCGTGGCGCGCATGGTGCCTGACGCATCTGTCGCGCTGGGTGTGGATGCCAAGGTAGCGGCTGAACGGCTAGCTGAGGCCGCAACTGGCTCATATCAGGCGATTAAGAAGTTAGATGAGGCGCTGAGTTTTCTGACGCCAAAGCAGCTTGAGTCCATCCGGGCGATGACCGGGCAAGGCGATGCGGCAGGCGCGGCCAGGCTGGCGTTCGATGCGCTGGACGCCCGTATCCGCGGGATCAATGAGTCGTCGCTTTCGCCTATGCAGCAGGCACTGCGGAACCTTGGGGTGGGCTGGTCCGAATTTATGGACCGGATCACCAACTCTAAGCCCGTCATCGCCATCATTGATGCATTCCGCATCGCCACTGAGCGGTGGGCGCAAACGCTGAAAGGCGTGGACCCTGGCGCGCAGATTATGGCGCTGAACAACCAGGTCCTTAAGCTTGAGGATGAGATAAACAAGGCTGGCTCGCCCACTGGCGCCGTTGCCAACCGCACACTGACAATGCAGCGCGAGGAACTAGCCGCCAAAAAGCGCGCGCTTGAAGAACTGATAGACCTGCAGCGCCAGGCCAATCCAATACCATCCGGCCCTGCATCGGGCGGCCTCAACGATACGAATGCCGCTGCGGCGCAGAATGCGAAAATCCTCGCTGAGCAAAACCGCGCCCTCGATGCCCAGATGCGTGTGCTGAATGCATCCAAGGAAAGCCGCGCGCGCGTCCGCCTGGAAATCGAGGGCGCGG